AAGGCATTTCATAAGCAAATGTCTTTTTTAATAATCAATGGATTGGAGAAGTTATAGGAGTGAATGAAAAAGCCTATATGGACATTAACCTGCGGCACGGCGATTGCCTTGAACTGATGAAAGACATACCAGACAAGTCGGTTGACCTTATCCTGACTGACCCGCCTTACAACATCGGGAAAGCCAAATGGGATAAGATACCAAACTATGTTGAGTGGTGCGGTAAATGGTTCGTTGAGTGCCAGAGAGTGCTGAAGGATAACGGCTCGTTTTATTGGTGGCACAATGACATGGTTCAGATTGCTCAACTGATGGAGTGGCTAAGGGTGAACACAGGGTTCGTATTTAATTCGTTTGTTATTTGGGACAAGGGAGATTTCAGGGCATTAAGTTGGAAAAATCCAAGTGAAAATAATAATCTGCGGAGTTGGTTCAATACTTGCGAATATTGCCTATACTATACTTTCCAAGATGAAACAGGGTTGTCAAAAGTATTAAAAAATCCTGCATTTTACGGACTACAAGAATATTTTAAAACAGAACGAGAAAAAACAGGCATGACCGCAACAGCACTTGATAAAATAATGGGAATAAAAGCGTCGTACTGTTATTGGGAAAAACCAACAACGCATGAGTATAGAATACCAGACGAAAAGAATTATAATGCTCTGCAATCTTACTTTGGAGAAAATGCGTTTTGTAGAGAATACGAGAGCCTACGCCAAGAATACGAGAGCCTACGCCAAGAATACGAGAGCCTACGCTACACTCACAACCTCGACACAAATCACAACAACGTCTGGCGTTCACAGGAACGCAACAACGGCAAACAGCACCCAACGCAAAAGCCGATTGACCTGATGGAACGAATAATCAAAACATCCAGCAACCAAGGGGACACGGTGCTGGATTTATTTATGGGTTCGGGAAGTACCGGAGTTGCCTGTATGAACACGAACCGAAACTTCATCGGCATAGAACTGGATGATAAATACTTTGAGATAGCAAAACAAAGGATAAGCGAAGCGCGAAATAAACCCGAACAAATGTCTTTTTTAATAGAGCCGGTAGAATCTCTGTAAATTAGGTTTTTATCATTGTTTTTTCCATTTTACAGTTATCATTTCTATTTATACAAAACTCATAACTGCCGGCTTTATTTCTAAAGTTGGATATCGGTCCCCTTTCAGATATCTGACTTTTTTATTCGAACAACACAATTGAAGGTGAAAGAGATATGACAAACAAAAAGAGAGCAAATGAAGTCGGCAAACATAGAGTTGCCTACGGCAAGAATAAACAAAAGATACTGGCAACGCAGTCAGTCTGTGCAATATGTGGAAAGCCGGTAGACAAGAGTCTTAAATATCCCCACCCTTGGTCAGCAACGATAGATCATATCGTGCCGCTTAACTTAGGCGGACATCCAAGTGATATAGCAAATCTGCAACTGACTCATTGGACCTGCAACAGACAGAAGTATAACAAGCTGGCCGATGGAAGTGTGGTAGTTCCAAAGGACAAAGCAATATCCAACAGGGTACTGCCTCAAAGCATCAACTGGATGAATTACAAGGCTGAATAGCAAAGTGAAAAGATAAATGCTTTTAGCTGACCAACCTACAGATTCTAATGTAGGGAAGTAAAAATAAGTGTTGAAAAGTAGAACAAAAAATAAGGGTGTTGTATGAGCCATTTTAAGCCATTGTGACAAACGAATTATTAAAGGGGGCCCAAACCCTACCCCTTGCTCTTTTGAGTTACAGCACGGTCACACATCAAAAAAACACACGGAAAAGAAAGGAGCCTGCAAATGAGTGAATTATTAGGCATAAGAGAACTGAGAAAAAAGCTGGAATCCAAGAAACCCAGAGTAGATTTAAGGTATCGATACTATGATATGAAGAATAGTGTAATGGACTTAGGAATATCAACTCCAGATGAACTGAGAGGATTCAATTCAGTGCTTGGCTGGTGTTCAAAAGCCGTAGATAGATTAGCCGATAGAATCAGCTTCAGGGAGTTCAAGGATGACAATTTCAGCATTAACGAAATATTCAACCTTAACAATGCCGATATCCTTTTTGACAATGCCATCAAAAGCGCTCTGATCAGTTCGTGTTCTTTTGTTTACATAAGTAAAGATGAATCCGGATATCCACGTCTGCAGGTTATTGATGGAGCAAATGCAACCGGTATTATCGACCCTATTACTTATCTGTTAAAAGAAGGCTATGCAGTTCTGGAAAGAGACAGAAATGACAGACCTGTAATGGAAGCGTATTTCGAGCCTTTTAGAACTACGATTTATTACAAAAACAAAGCGCCTGAAGCATATGATCATAACGTTGGCTATCCACTACTGGTGCCGGTTATAAACAGGCCGGATGCCAAAAGGCCATTTGGTAGAAGCAGAATAACCAGAGCCTGCATGAGCTATATGCAGAGTGCTGCAAGAACAATTAAACGAAGTGAAATTAGCGCAGAGTTCTATTCATTTCCACAAAAATGGGTAGTCGGTACTGATCCAAGTGCTGAAAGGATGGAAAAGTGGAAAGCTTCTATTTCTACCTTAATTGAAATCAGTGCTTCTGATGAAGGAAATGAGCCAAGACTGGGCCAGTTCACTCAACAGTCAATGCAACCTCATAATGAGCAGCTGAAAATGTTTGCATCGTTATTTGCCGGTGAAACTGGTTTAACCTTAGATGACCTGGGATTTGTAACCGATAATCCATCAAGTGCTGAAGCTATTGCTGCAGCGCATGAAAATCTAAGACTTGAAGCAAGAAAAGCCCAAAAGGTATTTGGCAGCTGTTTCCTGAACGTTGGCTTTTTAGCAGCATGTTTACGTGACAACTACAACTATACAAGAGAAATGATGTTCCTGACTAAACCAAAATATGAGCCAGTATTTGAACCAAGCAATTCAACTCTCTCTTTAATCGGTGATGCTGCTATCAAGATTAATCAAGCAGTACCAGGATATTTCAATGAAGAAAACCTACGTGATTTAACCGGCATTGAAGGTGGCAGTTAATGGAAGCTAAAGAATTACTGGAAAAAATCAAAGAAGAGTTCAGAAAAAGGTTTAAGGAAAAAGAAAGTTTTAGCGATTACAAGCAGGTACAAAGTTATGCTGTTGAGATTGCTGAAAAAAGTTCCAAAGCTGTTATAAACAATTTCGATGATTCACTGATTAATGAATTTGGAACATTGAGTTATGATATTTTAAATGAAGTGCTAAGCGATATTTTAGAAAGTGACTATAAGCTGATAGCTGATGCCTGTGTTATTGCTCAAACTGAAATGAATAAGAATGCCAATATTGGATTAAAGGCAATAGCTCCGAAATATGATGATGACAGAGCGCATAGTATTGTATGGGATATGGCGCAAAGAGATTTAAACTCATTTAAACAGGCATACCCAGCATACATTGATAACTTCTATCAAAGTATTGTTGATGAAACAGTAAGAGCAAATGCTGATTTTCAATGGAAGTCTGGACTTGAGCCAAAAGTGACAAGATTGGCTAAATATGATTGTTGTAAATGGTGTCAGAATTTAGAAGGTACTTATAGGTATGAAGATGTCAGCGACAGCGGAAATGATGTTTGGCGAAGGCATAAAAACTGTAAATGTCTTATTGTTTACGCTCCCAGAAAAGGTAAGGCGGTTGATGTCAAAACTAGAAAGCCGGTTGATAATGAAGAATTAAAAAGAAGGTTAGAATTCGGCAGTCAAAGCAAAATTAGTTTAAGTGGTAAAACAAGAGAAAAACTGCTTGAATTAAGAATGAAAGATTTAGATATTGCCAAAAAGAAGCGTTTTATAGATTAACAAAACATTTTGAGTGGAAGGTTCAAGGGGGAAATCTTTATGATTAAAAAGTTATGTGAAGAAATTTTTAAAGATGATATGAGTGATTATGCTATAAAAATCGCTTACTTTACTGTGGCTCCAGAATTAGCTAAAAAGTTATCTAAAAATGAATGGGATGAGTTTATGGGGAAAGTGCTTGAATACATCAAAGAAAACATGACAACCGATTTGATAGCAAATTTCATATAAAGGTGGTGCATTATGTCTAAAAAAGGAAGGCAAACACCCACCAGGAGTCTGATACTTCCCTACGATAGAACTGATGGCCAAGCAGCTATAGATTTATACCATAAGACAAACAAGACTGCTCAGGAGTGGCAGTCTTTAATTTTGTACGATTTACTGGCACTGAATGATGATGGTCTGTTTGTTCATACCAAGTTCGGTTATTCGGTACCACGTAGAAATGGTAAAAGTGAGATAGTAGCCATTAGAGAAATGTACGGACTTGTCAATGGTGAGAATATACTTCATACAGCTCACCGAACAACAACATCTCATATGGCTTGGGAAAGGCTTTATGACTTGCTTGAACTGGCGGATATTAAAATAGTGTCATCGTATCGAGCTTATGGTAAAGAACATATCCAAATTGAAAATGGTGGCAAGATTGAATTCAGGACTCGTACAAGTAAAGGCGGACTTGGTGAAGGCTTTGATTTATTGGTAATAGATGAAGCTCAGGAGTATCAGGATGACCAGGAGAGCGCTTTAAAATACGTTGTATCAGATAGCCCTAATCCACAGACAATATTCTGTGGAACACCACCGACAC